CTCCTACTCCACCAACAGCAGTTCCATCACTAGGAAACTGTGCTGAACCTGGTGGTTGAGTTGACCCTGCTTGACAACCAGAGTTTGCTTGTGCATTACCACCTCCACCGCCACCTCCTGCGACTCTTGCAGTAACTATTCTATTAATAACATTTGCATCTCCAGGTGCTGTCCATGAGTTACCACTCTGTAACACATATCCTGTATCATTCTGTGTGTTAAATGTTCCTGCTGATCCATTACCACCAACACCACCTTGTCCATTACCACCATCAAGTGCACCTCCACCATATGCTGTGCCAGGACCTACTTGTCCACCTGATGCACCTCCTGCACCATTTGTACTTCCAGCGATGTTTATTTGATCATTGTTTATTAAATCTGATGGAATTAGGAATGTTCCTCCAGCACCTCCAGCACCTCCTTGAGATCCAGATATGCCAGGTTGTCCACCATATGCATAGCATGTATATGATTGCCCACCAATTTCAAGTATACAAAATGCATATCCTCCAGCATCTCCAGATATATTAGAACCTCCACCACCACCGCCTGGTGCTTTTAATGCTACGTCAATTCTTGTTACCTGTCCTGCTGACTCTGGCACTGCTGGTAATGTAAATGTTGTTGCTGTTGTTATGTTCTCACTTTGGAATAGTGTTCCTTCACCTGGTGGTGTAAACACATCTACTTTACCACCAATGGTTGTATTACTGTCTATAGGATATAATCTAGGAGGAGGAGTTGTAGTTACATCTTGAAATGTGCCTGGTGCCAATTTTACAACACCAACCTGTGGTGCATTGTTAACTGATGGTGTAGTCGTTGGTATATAACTGAAACCAGTAGTAGTAAATTGTGCAGGGTTTATTTGGAATATTCCATTATATTCTTCTGGAAGACATCCTGATATTTGAATATAATCATCATTATCAAATCCATGTGCTTCTGCAGTGGTAACTAATGCATATCCATTTGCTGAGTCATATGATATATTTGATATTACTACATTTGGACTACCAGTTACAGGATATACACCAGGTGTGCTAGGAGGAGTTGATGCAATACCTCCACGTAATCCAATACCTTGTATACCATACATGTCGTTAGCATTTTCGTTTCCTGCTGGTACGCTAGCTCCTTGCTCTGCTCCACCACCAGTATTTGTCCATTTTATTAGTACATTTTGATTAGGAGTATCTTGTAATGCTACTGGAATATCAATTTCAAATTCTTTCCAGTTTGCATATAATGCATCATATAAATCAAATGCATTTTGACCAGCTGGAATACCACTGTTGTTTTTATACTCTTGATATGATGGTAAAATTTGTATTACAGTTCCATCAGAAAATTCTACATATAATCCCTCACCATTATCATTTGGTCTTTCACCACCATTATTATCGTTCCCTGCTATACAAAAAATATAAAACTTTGTGTAACCAGTAAAATCCATATTAGTATATGTTACACTTCTAAAAGCAGGGTTCGTTGTTAATCCTAAATTACCACCCGCTTTATATCCAAATGCAAGATACTGTGAACCTTGTGCTATGCCTGGTTTTGTAAATCCTTCCCACTCTCCTGCACCAGGTCCGTGATCTTCTAATGCAGTGTTTATGTAAACAGCAGTAGAGGATATTGCTGAGTCACTAACATCAAAATATATATCAGCTGGTTGATTAGGATCAACACCACCAATACCAGAGGTATTACCAAAAGTAGCGATAGTAGCATCTGGTAATGGTTCACGTGTTAAACCATGTGAGTGTCCTAAGGCAAGACCACCACCAGTAGCTGGTTGGAATGCTATGATATTTGCTCTCGTTAATGCATAGTTTGTAGCAAATTCATCAACAGGAACTCCACCTCTTTCATTGTCAATTGCTTCATCTGGTTGTGATGATAGAATATAGTGTGCGTGTTCTACTGGTCTATTAAAGATGTAGTCATCCATAGGACCTACTCTAAAGTCCACTGAACCTGTGAGATATGTAAATACATCTGCTACTATATTTGTATAGTTGGTTGTTCTTACACTACCAATATTAAAAAACGTACCACCATCAAGAAGATCATCCTTTGATATGTACCATCTTCCACCAGTTTGTCCTACAGTATTAATCAATGCATTTTCTACTGTTGGTGTTCCTGCACCATCTACGTCACCTACACCAACAATAACTCTATCTCTTAAATCTGGTAAATTAAATTTTCCTATTTGATGTGGTGTATCATTAAATGCAAATGATTTATTAACCTGTAATGTGGGGTGTGTTCCTGTAGTAATATTTACATCAGATTGTGGTAACTGTGCTGGATCTACATCTTGTGGAAATACTATTTCATATGCAAACTCACCAACAGGTTGGTTAAGTATAGCAACTTGTTCAGTTGGAGCTTTAGTGAGAAGAATTGTTGTGAAATCAAATACATTAGATGGTAAACTTCCTAGACCAGGACCATCATCTTTAAGAATAAGATTAGATCCATATGGATATGGTAGTTTACTGGTAGAATTTACAGATGGATCTTCTAAAAAATTGAAAAACAACTTATTGTTTATCCAATATATTCTTCTTAATCCACCTGGTTCAGTGTGAGTAGTTACTACTTTAGCAGTGTTTCCACCATAGGTGTTTCTAATAACTTTATATAATTGTGGATAATCTCTTATGTTTAACTCTCTACCATCACAATACAAATAACCTTTATATGAGTATTCTTCTATCTCTCCTCCGTTACCCGCACCACCATTACTAGCAGATAATTTACCAGAAAAAGAATCTACTGGCACTGGAAATACTGATCCAATAGCAGCATAATTATTCTCATGCTCTTGCTTGTATGCGTTAAATTTATCTCTGTATGATACAGTCATTAGAACTTAATTAGAAACTCTTGAACAATGTAAGGTTGAATGAATTGATCAGCCTTGTTTTGCTGATTAACTGTTATGTTAATAGTAGATGTCAAATTACCAGCAGGAATGAATGTTGGTAAGGTATTCACTTGATATGTATGTGGTTGTGCTTCAAAGTTAACGAAGTGTTTGTGTGTACCATCATTACCAAATGCTGCTACCTCGTTAGTTACATTAGATATTGCAGAAAAACCAGGTTGCTCAGTATCTTTATTAACATCAAATGATAAATTAGGATCTGTGTAGTTTGATGGTATGGAAACATTTCCCGCTTTATTACCTTGTGGCATACCAGCACAAACAATACCACCTAGAGAACCACTTGGAATACATCTTGAATATATTGTCCCAGTGTAAGGAACATTACCACATGATGATGAATCAGCTGGAGCAGATCCTTCACTTGAATCACAACCAAATGAATTTCCAGACCACATTGGATATGTACATTCTCCACCATATTGTGTGATTAGACCAGAAACATATGATGATGCACCTGTTACAATAGGACTCCCTACAGAAAGATCAGGAGCTAAGCAATAGTTATTAGGAGGGATGTAATAATTACAACCTTGTAAACATCCACCGTAAATATACCTTGTACAAGTACCACTAACAAATAACAAACTAAATGTAGATTGTCCGTCAGGTATTGATGTACCTTGTAATCTAATTCTAGTTGCTCCCATTTGGCACAAATCTTGTTTTGTATTATAGTACCAAGGTACAATACATAATGTACTTTTTCTTGAGTAAAAGTTTCTACCAACAGATGCGAACTCGTTGTTTATACCTGATTTGACTCTTGTTCTAGTACCATCATGGAAGTGTGCATGTGGTAAAAATGCGTTAGGCAAAACATCTATCTCTTCTGTATAGTTACCAGTAGTTCTAGTAAAACCAGGTTGACCTGTAATTTCTATTACTTGTGATGGTAAAAAGAAACTACCTTGATATAATATTTCGTACTGTTCTCCAATATTACTCTGAACTTCTAATCCAACACCAGATTTTGTAATGTCTTGTTCATTATCATCTAAAAGTCTTAAATCAACTTCAAGACCCAAGTTTGATCCAGCAGATGCTCTTAATTTTTTAGATCCAAAATCTGGGAGTTGAAATTGATTATCTAATAATGTTACGTTTGATTTTCTATATCTTGATTGTGATCCTACTCCTAATATAGTTGCTAATTCTGGAAAAATATCTGCTGCATAGATGCTGCCATCACACCTTAGATAACCCGCTGGTAATAAATCTCTGGTGCTGGTATTTTCTGGATCATTACTGGTCAATTCTTTAGACCAATGAATAATAGTTCCAGTAGTAGTTCCTATCTTAGATTTTTCTCTATTGTAGAATACTGCCATTTAGAATGCCCTCATTATGACAAGTGTAGTGAGAGATGGAGTGTTAGGATTAATCTGTACACTCAAAGCTTTGTCAACACTAACAGGTGCTATAGTTCCTGTTGTCATATTATTTATGAGAACGGTACTAGGTATTCTCATTTGTCCAGTAGTCATTGACAAATCTATTGTGAAATGATTGTGTGATGCAAGTGAGTTAGATGTCCATGCATCTCCATTATGATTTAAAGTTGTAGGATAAGGTCCTTGTCTTCTTGCAGCACTAACATTTCCTGTAGAATAGTAATTTCTAAATCCATTGTAACTTCCTTCTGGAGGAAATGGTGCAGACACAGCAGGAACATCTTGATTAGGTATACATGAGTAATCATCTTGATACTCATTAATAATATTGTTATACTGTGGAACATTTCTTGGTGAAGAAGCTGATCTTGCTTGTGGTATAACTTGTGATGATGCTGTAAAGTCATTGAATGAATCACAAGTAACTAAACTGTCCGCCAAATTATCATACCATGTTAACTGTATGTTACCAGGATCAAATAAATCAACTGTTTGTTCTGGAGGAATAGGATCAGGAGTTGTAGTTGTCCAATCTCCTTGTTGAGTATCAAAATTACCTGGTATGAATACCTCAGGAAATGTTCCAGCGAGAGAAGTTGATGGATAACTACCCGTTACACCACCCGTAACTGGTCTTGGATGTGTATGTGCTGGTGTATGGTCAATACCTAATTTTCTTGGTATAGTTCTATATGTGTCGAAGAAAGCAGGCTCACTGAGTTCGATACCAGTTATTTTCCCTGCTAAATCATTCACTCCAGTAACTGCAAAGTTAACATCAACAAATCCTGTAATTAAACTTAGTGGAGTTGCATCATTACCAAACTCTGTAATATACTGTCCTATTATTGGTAAGGTAGATGGATCTATTCTTGATGACTCAAGATCTTGTAACTGACAGTTGTTCAAATTTGGTAGTAAAAATATATCATCGTCATCATAATTTGGATATGTATTTTGAATACCAACTGGAGGTCCTTGTGGTTCTTGATAAGGACCGTAAGTATTACCAAGCAACTGTGCTAGTAATGGATAATCAATAGCTCTCAATGCTTGTCCTCTACAAACAACATATCCACTTGGAATAGCATCATCTAAAACAGCAGATGAACTTGCAGATCCAGTCCAAGGT